TCGCCCTGTCCGGAGTCTCCATGGTCGGGGCCAATGTGCAGGCTCTGCCGATGACCAGGCAGCAAGTGGAGCTAGCGGTGAGCGCAGAGCTCTGGCAGCCAATGGCGAACCAGCGCTCGGCCGAGATCGAAGCCGCGAACGCCATCCTGGACTACTTCAAAAACCGCGAGAACCCGTTCGTTTGGAAATACTCAGCTATCGAGGCCGCTGCGCTGAGGGGTCTCAGCGACGTCCACACGATTTCCGTCTCCGGAACCGCAGAACCCGTCCTAGCCACGCTCTTCACCCCGCCTGTTGTCGAGTGGGAAGCGTGCGCGTGGAAGGTCATCGTCACAATCACCGTCGCAGCCTAAGCCAATGACCGTTGACGTTGAATACATGGTGCCGGGGGCTCCGTGGCTGGCCTATGCAGAGCGAGCAGACGTTCTGGCGATCGTTCCGGCGGAGCTCAAGACAGAGGAAGAACAGCCAGTTCTTGAGACCATCGTCGACATACTGGTCACGATGAGCCTCGAGTACCAGCGTGATTCGGACCGTGCCATCGCCGGATGCGACCCGGACCGCGCCGAGGATTCCCCGCTGGATGCCGTGGCTTCTGACCGCGGTGCTGAACGTGCCAGCGGTGAGGAAGACGAGGCATTCAGAACTCGGGCACTGGGCATCACACCGAATGCAGCGCTCTCCGCGATCTGCGCCGCAGTCAACTCGATTCTTGCTCCGTGGACCGACACAACCTGCCTGATCATCGAAAGCCACCTGGATCGTTTCTGTGTGCGCTCGAACACGACGGCGCTGGATTGGCACGCTTTTATAGGTTTTCAGGCTCTCTACCCCGACCGACTCTATGACGACGGTACGGCGGCCACAGTAACGGGGCGTGGAGGAACCGGGGCGCACATCTATTCGAACACGGCGCTCAGGATGTTCACGATTCTTCTGCCTAGCCTGAGTATGCTCGAGCCTGCAGCGGTGTGGCCCCAGTCGCTCATTGGCTCCGGGCTCTTCGTTGGATACGACGCCTTCATTCATCCGCCGGGGGCGAACATGACGATGGTCTATCGGGCCATCGAAAACACGATCATGCGGATCTCTGGGCATTCAATCAGTTTCACCATGATCGAAGACAGGACTCTTTGATGGAAACGCTCTACACGCACACCGTAGCCGGTCAGTCGCTGGACCAGGAGGAACTGAACGTCGTTTCGGCTGAAGCCGCGAAAGCGGATGACCGCGTGTTGGCGGAGCTCTTGCGCATGATTCCTGGACTCGCTGCGGGGTATGTCCACAAGGCTATTCTTCCCTACCGAGTTGAAGGTCTCCATCCCGATGGAGTCACGGTCAGCACTACTGCGCTTATTACCCCCTACGGGACGACAGGAAGCGTACTGGTGCACCCGTTCCGGGCCCTCATCGGCAGCCGATACATCGCCGACAGCTCGATCTGGTACGACATTCGTACCGCTCGCTACCTCGGTGATAGTGATCCAGTGTGTGAATATCAGTTGGTGCTCGACGCAACGGTCTCGAATCACCGTTGGGACCTCATCTACGCGCGCGTCGACCTGACGGTGGCATCGACACCTGTCGAACGCATCGTGCGTACTGGCGGAGGGGACGCTGCCCAGAACATCAGTCTCTATACGGACACCACCGTAACCCTTGGTGTTGTCAATGGGGCAGAGGGAGCGAGTCCGACGAAGCCTGTGTTACCGAGCGACGGAAGTGGGGCCTATTACGTGGCGCTCGCCTACGTCCTGCTTCCACACCCATTCACCTCGAGCACAGCCGTAGAGCCAGAGTGGATTCATGAGAACGCGACGACGGCTCCGCTCGCTTCGTCGACCGGGGCCGTAACGCTGAAACCAGCATCATTCGCTTACGCCGACGACTCGGCGCTTTGGGCACAGAGAGCCTGGGGTCCAGCTGATGAGCGACCCGAGGAGCATTTGCCTTCCAGCATGACGGGGGGCTCCGAGCGGATCATCGCACTCGACTTTCTGGATGTCGTCAAGAGCCTAGACCCGGATGTCGCGACGGTGATCGATAACACCCTCGACTGGCGAAACCGAATCCTCACCTTCACCGTGTACGGTACTGCGACCGCTGGGCGGCGCTTCGCCTGGATGCCGAACAGCGATCCATTGGTCGAGCTTGAGCCGGCGGGTACCGCTTCGACTTTCATGGGAAACACCTTCAGCGCAGCGATGCCAGCACTCACACTCAACGCGACAAGTTTCCCGGTAATCACCAGCGACTCGAGTTTGCTCATCGGGGTAGCGGCGACTGGAGAACTGACCGCGACCTACGTGTCCGGAACGACGCCGCTGGTCGAGAAGTACTGCATCCTCGTGCACTCCACGGGGCAATTCACGAACGCAAAGTGACATCATGGAACAGCGATACATCCACTCGGTTGATGGGCAAGCATTCGATCAGGGCGAGCTCAACATGATGGCCGAGGAGGCTGCTCGCGCCGATGATCGCGTCTTGGCCGAGCTCTTCCGGTTCAGGCCGCGGACCTCGCTTCAGCTAGAAAAACGCATCCTGCCGTATCGGATCGAAGGGTACTATAACGACGGAGGAAATCCACCGGGCGTGTACCAGACATCCGCACTGGTGTTCCCAAATGCGGCCACGGGTAGTGTCCTGGTGAATCCGTTTCGGGCGTTCATCGGACCGATCACGAATGTGGCAGGCGGAGCGTGGTACGAAGCTCGTAGTGGGCGTGCCATAGGAAGCGTGACACCGTATTACGGTACGGTCGTGCAACTAGACGATACCGTATCGAACCACCGATGGGATTTGATTTACGCCCGGGTAGCGGTGGATATCCCGACGGCCGGAGAGAACCGGGTAGTCCGGACCATCAGCGGTGTTACAACGCAATCGATCCCGCTCTACACAAACACACTGGTCACGCTGGACGTCGCCAACGGCACAGAGGGAGCTTCACCGTCCTATCCGCTGCTTCCCACCGACGGCGATCCGTCCGAATATTACTACTACATCCCGCTTGCCTACGTGCTGCTTGAGCATCCGTTTAACAGCAGCAGCGTTGTGCCACGAGAAAACATCTGCGAAGTTGCCCCGGTGGCGCGCCTTGCGTCGTCTACAGGCGCTGTTACGGCCGGGCCAACAATGTTCAGTTACGCCGACCATTCGCCGCTCTGGACGCAGCGCGGGTGGGACCCGAGTACAGGAAGACCTCAGGAGTTTTTGCCATCCGTCATGGCCGGCGGGGCCATGCGCTTCATTGCGCTCGACATGAGCGACGTCACCAAAAGCCTTGCGCAGAACACGGTCACGATCATCGATGATTCGATGGATTGGTCGCACCGGTTGATCTGGTTCATCGTCTACGCGATGCGCAATACCGGGGCCACCGACTTTGCGTGGATGGCGAGTGAAGACCCGTTGATCCAGCTCGAGCCGCAGGGTCGCCAAATCAGCGTCACCGGAACGCCGTCGAACCAGACTGCGATCTTCGTCGGCAATACGTTCAACCAGACTGTGCCGGCACTGGTGCTGGACAGCGAGTGGACCTTCTGGGGAGCTGGGCAGCACGCCGACCTCGAGATCTCTACCGATACTTCGGGGAGGCTCACGGCCCGCTACGTCTACTCGGACACCGACCTGGATATGAAGTTCGTGATTTTGGCCATCGCCAGCAGTCAATACCAAAACGCGAAGTAAACCGATGTCGAAAATCCTGAGCGAACGCGAGGTCGACGACCCCGTCGTCCTGCCGGCGAACTACCAGCTCGACCACACGGATCGTCGGTTCATCGACGACCAAATCCGTGGGACCCAGCAGCAGGAAGTTGACTGTCTGATCAACGGCGTCCACTGCACTTGGTATCGTCTGTCTCCGGGAAGCGCATCGCTGGCGATTGGTGACGTTTTCGTCGTGAGCGAGTCGGACCCGCTCGGTAGGACGGTCACACGAGTTACGGCTTCGACGCTTCTGGCGGCCGGCATGGCCGCCGGCATTGCGGTGCAGGTGTGCGAGCCGGGAGCGATGATCCTGGGGGCGCTGGACGGCATTCTGCCGTGGGTGATCCACGGCCTGGCCCAGCCTGGGGTGCCGCAGCTGGTCATTGTCAACGCCGCGACGGCGCGCGCCAGCGCCGTGAGTGAGTACTCGGTGGGGGACTACCCGCTCGGCACGCTAGACCCCGAGGGGAACTTGACGATCTGCCGGCGTCCTGCAGTGCAGGACACGGAGAGCGAAGTTGGCCCCCAAGGACCGACCGGGCCCACGGGTCCCACGGGAGCTACCGGGCCTGCTGGCGCCACCGGAGCCACTGGGCCTGCAGGAGCCACTGGACCCACCGGAGCCACGGGACCAACGGGCGCCACGGGAGCCACTGGCGCAGCCGGCGCCACGGGGGCCACGGGAGCGACCGGTGCCACCGGCGCTGCGGGTGCCACCGGAAGTTCCGGGTCGACGGGCGCCACGGGAGCCACTGGCGCAGCCGGCGCCACGGGGGCCACGGGAGCCACGGGAGCGACTGGGGCCACCGGCGCAGTAGGCCCCACTGGCCCCACCGGAGCCACGGGCCCCACCGGACCCACCGGTCCTCCTGGACCCTACCTCTACGCGGCGAATGAAGCAGCGCTGAACGCCATGGCTTACGACGGGATCGTCGATGGCGCCACCTGCTTCGTCGGCAGCCATCAGGACGAATGGGCGCTCCTGAACAACTCCAGCGCGACCCCGGTCGCAGGCCTGATTGTTCAGGCTCAGAGCTCGCCTACTGCGCGCTGGCACCGAAAGCTGCTCGGTAACGCAACCTGGACAGAGTACGCAACCTACTACATCAACGCTACTACGGGGAACAACGAGAATCTCGGGACAACCTCCGGAGCACCGCTGCAGAGTTGGGACGAACTCATTCGTCGATGGGGCGAGCATCGCATCAACCGCCTGATCACGGTCTACGGAATTACCGCTCTCGGTGCCATCACCGGGAAGATCCATCTCGGTCCGCTCGGCATGGTAGTGCTCGACATGGCACTGGCGGCTTCCGCTCAAGCGGTGGTTTCTGTGAGTAGCTCAACCGCATTGAATCCAGCTGGGAAAGAATTCAATCTGCTCGCGTGTAGCGGAATAGCTTCGTTTGCTCCATACGTCGGCCAGCGTGTGCGCATTGCGAGCGGCGCCAACGCGGGTGCGTTGGCATGGATTGCGGTCCAGAATCCGCACAGTGCCGGGGATAATGTGGCCAGGATGTCATTCTGGTCCAGCATGGCACTGAACAGCATCACGGTGACAGCGCCCACTGGAGCTACGAATGCCTTGCCGGCGGTGGGTAATACTGTCTCGTTGGAAGTTTTAGGCAACCTCACCGAAGTTGCCCTGGACGTGGTTTCGGAAGCCGCGCTGTCGACCGACTCGCAGTGGGGAGTCATCATCGCGAATGCCTCAATCAATAGCGCGCTGGTGTCCAATACCCGGGTAGGAATCTCGACGAGCGGTGCCGCGAAGAGCGCATTTTATGGCTGCCTGATTCATGCGACCGAGATTACTGGGTCTCCGCAGCTCTATCAGTGTCGCCTCCATCCGTTGACCTCGACGATGGTCATCCGCGATAAGACGGTCATCGGGTGTTTGCTCGCCACGTCGAACCTGGCGGTCGACTTTGATAGATGCACGGTGATATCGGTCTTGGGGCAAGTGACGCGCATCCGGGCATGGAACGCGACGTTCGAGCAGCAAAACGCGGTCTTTGGCGCCCTTGGCGGAACAGGATACGGCGCTTGGTTCTTGGGCGGAGAGAACGTTATTGGGTCGGCCATAGGACTCTTTGGCGATGGTAACTCACAGCGCGGTATTCGGATTAGCCGCGACGCCATTCTGGCGGTGCAATCACCGCCGCCATCGATTACCGGGACAGTTGGCGATGTTTTAGTGCATACAGAGACATTGTCATGGGCGCAGGCCATCCAGCTCGGTATTGACAAGAGAGTCGGTATCTATACCGAGAGCGGCATTACGCTACTTCGAGCCAACCAGTACGGACTCTTGGCGCTGAATGCGCCGGCTTACACGGCGGCAGCTCCCGCCGCTGGCCGGATTCAGCATTGGACAGTCGGAGACCAAGCCGGCGGAGCGTCAGGGAGCAGGATGCGGCAGAGTTACGTGGGAAACCATACGGTGCTCGCTAGTGGGCCGGAGTCGGCAGCAGAAGTGGGCATCTTCGAGGATGCGTTCTCAGCATACTCCCCCGATAACGCCGCCTATTACTGGTACATGGATTTGGGGACGCTCGGCGGGTACACGTACATTGATCGCGTTGCGCGATTAGATACGGAGTATCTGATTGAGCTCACGATTCTGGGAATCGGGCAAGGTACCAGAGGCGTGCTGAATATGCAACTGTGGTTCGAGTATAACGGAAGCACAGATACCCTAAGCCTGCTCTGGTACCAGACATTAATATCAAACTGGACGCACATACCGACATACTTTGTGTACGCGGACACCGGCACGATGCAACGAATGCGGGTGTATCTTCAGACGGCCGGTAGCATTCCTCCAACATACTGGTCGATGTTCCGAAAGATCCGCGTTTTCCGGTGGGGTGGACAGCTTATACCGTCGTCGTAGGAACCACTATGGCAGGCATCATCGCTTACTCGGCGACCAGGCCGATGGATGGGTCTGAGACCCAGCCGACGGGACTGGTGCGTGGCGGCTACTCGCGGGACGAAGAAATCCTGCTCAGTGCTACGCCAGCGCTCGCGCAGTACGAGTGGTCCGTAGCGCGTCCAGTAGGGAGCTCGGCGGCGCGAGCCTACTTCTCGAGCACCACGGATGCAGCACCAACGTTTCGACCGGACGTCAACGGCAGCTTCGTTTTTCAGGTCACCGATGGTGTGACGGTCTACGGGATCACGGTTTCGGTGACGACCGTGGCTCCGATGGAGACCGTGAGCCACACGCGGATCCTGCCGATGCATCCCGATCAGATGCCGGTGACGCCAGGTGGGCACACAGAGTTTCTGGATTCGACGACGAACTTTCGGTCTTTCATGACCGACGATCGAACCGTCTATCCCTACATCGCTACGGCGCAGGGTGCGACGGGCGCGACGGGTCCCACCGGACCCGCGGGTCCGGGCGGAGCAACGGGAGCCCAGGGACCCACCGGAGCCACTGGACCCACCGGACCATCCGGAGCAGGAGCAGTGGGCCCGACTGGGGCCACTGGAGCTACCGGGGCCACCGGAGCGACTGGAGAACAGGGTCCCCAGGGATCTACGGGGCCCACCGGCGCTACGGGGCCCACAGGTCCGACGGGGTCCACAGGTCCGCAAGGCGTCCAAGGGCTGGATGGCCCCCCTGGTCCCACAGGTCCCATGGGTCCTCCGAGCGGGCTTACAGGCCCCACAGGCCCAGCAGGCCCCGCTGGCGACCTCTTCGAGCCGACGGGTGTGCAGTACTCGGTCGCGGTGGAAAACCCGGCAGGAACCGTGACTCGGGCTCGCCTGACCATGGATATGATCCTGCCGGCGTTCAGCGTGACGCTAGCCAAGACCGCCCCGAATGGCGGCACCTTGCTCTACCGGCGCGGCGACACCCTAACTGCACTCACCGCTTCGGTGTCCTACGTAAGCGGGCCCCCGACGTACGCCGAGATCAACCACGCGTTCGGCGGAAGCACGGGTGGCGGGGACATCGACCCCGGAACTTGGACTTTCGTCGACCCTTGGGAGTCCGCCGCCCTTTCCGGATCGGTGCGCCGAGACGGGGCGGACGCCGGCGCAGACCCGACGATGACCGTGACGGTGATTGCCCAGGGAGCCACTGAGCAGAGCCAGAATTTCCAGATACGCTGGACCGGTGACATCTGGTGGGGAGTCGGCATTACTGGGCTTGACGAGCAGTCGGAGATCGAAGCGCTCGGTAATACCCTTCTGGCGGCAGGGGCGGCACGGACTATCACCGTGAGCCCGAGCTCACAGAAGATCTACTTCGTGGCTCCCGAGAGCTACGGGGCCCTGACGTTCTGGCTGGGTGGGATTCAGGTCGACATGATGACAGCGCGAGAGCTCGTCATGACCAACGCCAACGGCGTTGCCAGAACGTGCTCCGTCTATGAGACCACGTACCTGCTCACCGGGACGAACTTCGCGATCGCCGTCCAGGTGACGTGACGCACACTTGAGAGATTTGAAACATGGCGGTTCCATTCACGGGCGACTTCGAGCGCGATGGGCAAGGCTACGGGTTTCACCAATACACGGTAGCCGACATAGCCGAGTTAAGCGCACTACCGACAGAGTTGTGGCCGGACGGCAACACCGTGCGGGTCGAGACACTGAAGTGCCTCTTCGTGCTCGAAACTACAGCAGCGGACGCCGTCGACATGGAGGTCGTCGCCACGGTGGAGGCGGGACGGAAGTGGATGCGGCAGAGCGCGGCAGTGAACAACGCGAACCCCTGGGCCCTGCAAGCCACGTGGTACGTAGACCCAGTATCCGGCGACGATGAGAATTCCGGAGCAACGAGCGGCGCTCCACTCCAAACTTTTCTAGAGTTCACCCGAAGAGTCCAAGGGGCTACAATCGGGAACACCACAGTCTATCTACTGAGCGCAGGGGCCGAGCTCCGTGGAGAAGTAGCATTTAAGGAGACAACCGACAGTCTCACCATCGATGGCCAGAGCGCTGCTACGACACTACTGACGTCAGTAGTGAATACCCATACGGTAGCTTCGTCCACCACCAACGAATGGTACTTGCTCACCATCAGTGGCGTGACTGACATGACCCCGTACCTGAGCAAACGGGTGCGTGTGACGTCGGGACCACGACTCGATGCGATCTGTTGGATCGGTAAGGAAAATCCGGACGGCGCCGGGCTATCGGTAACGCGAATCTCTGCACCAGTGATTGGAGATGCGAATACGCCGGTAGTTCTCCAACCAGGGGACGAAATCGTCATTGAAGACTTGGTCTCCATCGGCACGATAAACCTTCGTTGGCCGTCCAGATATTCGACACAAATACGATGCCGCAACGTAGCTCTCACTGAACACTATCTAGGAAAGATGTATGGACTGTGCTTTATCGGCTGTTCGTTTACTACGTTCCTAGTGAGTCAAGCTTCGGCATATGCGTGCTGCTGGACGACTACTGGCACCGCTGCTTGGTATGGTGACGCGCAAGTGATCCGTAACTCACTTGCCCGAGGGACCGGACCAAGCGCACAATTTACCTATGTTACGAACGACAGCTCTTATATTACACGTATGTTGATGCAATCAATCCAGACGGACATAGCTTTCGGATCCGCGAAACTGTATGGTGAATTTTTTGGTTGCTTCGATTCATTAGCCAACGGGCTCAGAATGACTCATGGAGCCACGGTGGAACTTCAGAATACCGCGCTCATTGGTAAAGGGAACGCGGAGCATGGTGTTAGCATATTCGAGGGAGCACGAATATGCTCGACCAGTGGTAACGCGGTTGTCCCGAAGCTGACGGGAGCCCTCGGAGATCTGGCAGTCGGGTGGTCAAACAACCGTGAGCCGCGCACCTGGGCACAGACTCCGTTTTGGGATAACGCCGCCCATGCGGGGTTCACGGGGCCTTGGCAAGACCAGACCTACGTGGTCGACAATCTTACTCAGTTGGCTGCGATGAAGTGCCAATCGTTGAGCGACGGAGCACGCATCTGGGTGCGGTCGCTGATGTGTCATTGGACGCTCAGGACGACCGGCGACGCTGTCGTGGCGATGGAGCGTGTAGCGACAGCAACGTCCGGAAGGGTCTGGGAGCGAGAACCGTACCCAGCCCGCGCCGCCAACCCGTGGGCAACGCAGGCCGCCATCTACATCAACGCGACGACTGGCAGCGACGAGAACACGGGAGTCGACTCTGGTAACGCCATCGCTTCGCTCGCCGAGCTTCGGCGCCGGACCTGGGGATACGAGCCGCAGCAGGCGGTGACTGTCTACCTAATGACCGACGTCAGCGAAGACCTGGAGCTGGAGCTATACGCGACGACTACACGCTCATTCACGGTGAGCGGGGCACAGGGGGTCACCGAGCTCTACTCGGGGGCCGTGTCCAACTTCACGGCGGTCAACCAGGCCACGCCAGAATGGAATCTGGTAGAGTCGGCCGGCATCAGTGACTGGACATCCTACGTGGACGAGCGAATCAGAGTGACGTCAGGTACGAATACCGGAGCTGTCGGATGGGTCATGCTCGCAAGCCCTAAAGAGGTTGGGCTCAATGTGGCGCGGGTTGGACCGATTTCGCAGCGCGTTTGGGGCGGTGCGCACTACGCGCTGACGGCAGGAGACACTTTCGTGATCGAGCGGCTTCCGAAGCTTAGTGGCGTGAGTGTCAACATAAAATCAGACTATGGATATACCGGTACTAGCTCGACTCCACGATTCAAGATCGTGGATGTATACATTGGGGGTACCGGACCTGCCGGCGGGGGGACGGTTGTCAAGCAGGTGAACAATCACGACTTTTCGGAACAGCTACTGGGATGCAAATTACGCCTTTCACGCACATACTGGGATCGCGTATGCTCCTGCTATATTCAGCCAGGGACTGCCGGTGTCATATGGGACAGTCCGCAACTAGCCGACGGCTGGAATTTATCCATCAAAGGCTCTGGTGCTTCCGCATTATTTCTTGTCACGGGGCAGCTGTGGACGGCTGCCTTACAAGGAATCCGAATAAGCGCGTATCGCGCAGTTCATATCAACCTAAACATGGTGGGAATTTTTGATACCAGTGCGGCACCACTTCAAATAGAAGCAATTCGGTCCACTACAATTCATGTGATGGGTGGCCTTTTCGGGGACGGTAACGGAGGAGCGGTGCAAGTGCAGGCCGCGTGCTCAATGGTGTACACCGCGGGTTCGAAACCCACGATCACGAACACGACCGGAGTCGATGTGATTATTGGTGGCACGAATAAAGACTGGGACGATGTCCCATATGTCGAGACCGCGAAGATGGCGGGAGTCGTGGAGGCGTAACCATGGGCTTCGGATTCGGATTCCGGTTTGGACTCGGGCGCGGTGATGGCGGTGCCTCTCCTCCCACCGTCCTCAGTTGGACGGGTACCTGGAAGTCACTGATTATTCTGGTAATGTAACTACGACACATAAACAAGCATGGCACCTCGTGCCAGCCAACCAGGTGGGACGAGCAGCCGACGTCTGTAACGGACACTTCGACGATAACGTCGCGGAAGGCAATCAAACAGCGATGGTGTAGGCGCTGTTGACGGCCGGTCGGAGCAAGCGATCGTCTATTGCGTGGGAGAGTGTGACACTGTCGCGCAGACTCTTGGAGGTAGCGTGCAGTCGATCATCGGTGCCGGAGTCGGGCACTCATACACTACGGCGATGATCGCAGAAATCATGGCCCGGCTACCCTAGCCGGAGCGCAAAGGAGCAGACAGAATGACCCCCGAACTACTCGCTCAGATCAAGGCCGTCATCGAGTCCGGCACCGTGCTGGTGCTGGCCGTGCTCGGCGTCCTCTACACCGCGGCGACTGTCATCGCTGCTGTGGCTCCGCCCACCTGGAAGCTCACGCTGCTCTGCGCGCGACTCGCCGGTGACCTCAGGCGCTTGCTCAAACTCCCCGAAGACGCGGCGAAGATCGAGGCTCGCGAGGCGCACGTCCGGGCGATCGTCGATGCGGCCTACGATCGCGGACGGGCAGAGAACCACCGTATCCCTCCGGGTCCGGCGCTCCTGCTCTTGCTGCTTGTGGGCGGAGTAAGCCAGTCGGCGTGCTCGGTATTCGGCTCCCCCGAGGTCAGCAGTCCGTGCGCTGGCCTATATTGCCTGTCCGTGCAGATCGCAGGCGTGGTCGAGCCGATGGTATGCTACCAGACCGAGGTGGAGCGGGACATGGCTCGCCGCTCCGCACTCAAGCGGGGTGCTAGAGCGTGCATCATGGACGGGGAACGGGCGGTGTGTCGATGATCCCTCGATCCAATACCGGGCTCCTGATCCTGCTCGCATACTTCGCGGCTGTCGTCCTGCTGATCGCGCAGCATGGCTGCCGGCCCTCAGCCCCCATTCCCCCGCCGAGCCCGGGAGGGACAGGGGGAACGGCGTGGGTGGACTACCAGGCGGGGGGCAGCTCCGGGGCTAGTCCGCTTGCCACCGGGGGTACGGCGCCGATCCCATCGGCCTACGACCGGTGCGTGTCTGCCCAGACGAAGGATCCAGTGACTCGCAACGTAGCTCGCGAGTCCGGAAATCCACTCGCCACGCTCGTCCACCGCGTGTGCAGTGACCCGGTGATTCAGGGAGGTTACCGATGACCGAGCCAATCGTTGTCCGCACCCCGACTCTGATCGAGGTACCAGGCAAGCCGCTCGGGCGCCAGCGGCTGCTCAACTGGCGGGACGTCGCCCGGCACCTACCGGTGCGTGAGGGCCTAGAGCTCCGATCGGTGACCCACGCACCGAACGTCGCGGCACCGCTCGACCAGGGCGAGCTCGGAGCGTGTACCGGGTTTGCCGCCGGAGGATGCGCTTCGACGGAGCCATACGGGCACCGGCTGACCAACGCCCAGTGCATCGAGCTCTACAAGCGCGCCACCCAACTCGACCCCTTTCCCGGCACCTACCCTCCAGTGGACACCGGGAGCTCAGGTTGGGCCGCCATGACCGCGGCATGCGAGGTGGGGTACTTCGACAGGTTCGCCATGACGGCCGGTCTGACTGCAGTCCTGCAAGCCCTGCAAACCCGCCCCGTAATCCTCGGGCTCGACTGGTACAGCACGTTCGATGACACGGAGCCAGACGGACGTATTCGCCTGACCTCATCCTGTCAGCTCCGAGGTGGCCACGAGATCAAGGCCGACGAAGTCGACGTCGAAAACGGCCTGGTCTGGGTGCGTAACTCGTGGGGCCTATGGGGAGTCGAGCACCGAGGACTCTGGGGCTACGGGTATTTCACGTTCCGAGACCTCGCGTTGCTCCTCGAGAGCGGTGGTGATGCGTGCGCGCCGGAGATGCCATGACCCTCCACATCCCCCCGCTCTGGACCCGCCCTACCCATACCGAGCAACGCGCCATGATTGCCGAGGCGTGGCGAATCGAACTCGCCGAGGATGCCTCGGTGACCACGCTCGAGCTCGTGCAGGCAGGCGATTGAGCGCGTCCACCGCACCCTGGTAGAGCGCGACAAGCTGCTCGGGTCTCACCTGTTCGGGCTTCTCAATCCGGCGATCCAGCGCAACACCGAGGCGATACGCCGGCAGGAATCGATGAGATTGGCGGTGACCGGAACGGTCATGCCCAGGGCCTTGCCGGCTACTGGCTGAACGCTGTGCTTGGCGGAAAGTCCGTCGGAAATATTGTCCTGATTCAAGGCTCGTGGAGCGAGGACTTTGCCGGAGCCACCGGAGCGACCGGTGCCACCGGGCCCACTGGAGCCACGGGTGCCACTGGGCCAACGGGTGCCACCAACCGGGGCCACTGGGGCCACGGGACCTGCCGGCGCCACAGGGGCGACCGGTCCAGCGGGTTCAGGATGTCCGATCGGTGCGATCATCCTGTGGTCGGGCACGATTGCGAAGATCCCTGCTGGCTGGGCGCTCTGCGACGGAACCGCTAACTCTCCCGGACCAGACCTTCGCGACAAGTTCATCGTTGGAGCCCGGCAGGACGATGCGGGCGCGGCCAAAACAAACCTCACAGGGGCACCCACCGTCTCAGTCGGTGCCATCTCCCACCACCATGCCGATCACACGGTGGGCCCGATGGCGGTTTCCGCGCTTTCCAGGACGACCGACGTCGCGCTATCGGAGCGCGACCTACTGGAACTCAAGCACCTCGACCCTCCGGCGGGAGTCGGCAAACCGTGGCAGTTCGGGGCCGAGAAAGATGCCAGAGCGATTGCGATAGAGGCGTAGAAAGCAGGGAAACATGGGCTTCGGTTTTGGATTCCGATTCGGGCTCGGAGGGAGACGGAATGCTCTGCCCTACGGCTCAATCACGACCCCATCGGCGGGGTTTTCGTGGACGGTTGGCGATGTCGTGACCATCGCCGGTACGGCGTTCGCCCCCGGTGAGCGAACGATTGACACGGTAGTACCCAAAATCGGTGGTACGGCGATCAGCGAAATTACTACCATCGATAACGAAGCCCATACCTGGACGGTCGAGCACACTGTATTGGCCGGAGAGGAATGGGCGGTGGCTTCGCTAACAGCCGACCTCAC